TGATTACTATTCACTTTAGTGAGTGACAAACACGTGACACATGTCATTATGTGGAGTACATAATGTGGGGTACATGATGTAGTATAGGACAAATGTGAAGTAGATGGGTATGGTGAGAGTTGTGGAAAGGTAACCCCCCGTCGCAATCCCGCCCACTTCTGCCATATATAAAAGATATAGTTATATAATTTGGCTTCCAAGATTCGCCTTCATATATTTAAACATAATAAAAAACACAAAAACACATGGACTATCAAACAAAATACTTCCAATATAGTGGATTAAGTGCAAAAATGGTTGGTTATTTCGGGGCTAAAGCTATATATGATGTTTCAATTCCACTACAAGCCAGGAAAGAAATATTGGAATTCATAATAGATGTACATAAAGATATTGCAAATGATTCTATTTTAGTTCAAGGTTGGATAGAAGAATGGGAAAAAAACCTTAAAGAAATTTCAGCCTAAAGTTTGGCTTTCAAGATTCAACTTCATATATTTAAAAAAAAATAAAGGTCATGAAAAACAAAACACACACAGCGCTTGAAATGATTGCTAAAGGCCACCCTGTAGAAATGGTGATGGAAATTGTAGGGTTAGACCCAGAAGAAATGTTAGAAATATTGAATAAAGTGTTAGAGGTCCATATAATAGAATTTGTATTACAAGAAATTAAGTCCAACATGTTAGGTACATTTAATGTAAGTATGAATTAAAGCGATTTAAATGATTTCATGTGTGTGTTTCGGAAGGCGCTGTTGTGGGTGTCTTCCGCTTTTCAAAGCGCTTATTTCCATTTTTACTTTCACCTTAACATTATACCTCAGTAACACTTTTTACCCAGAGATATATCTTCGCTCTCTTTGCCATATTTATTATCGAATAAAGAAATTGATTCTAAAGGGCTCTCCGCGGAGTGTAACACCACAGCACCATCAGTAAATTTATTTGGATAAATAGTTGAGCTAAACAACCACAATTAAATGGAAAAAATTAGGTGTCGATGAACCTAGTAGTGAATAAAAAACGGGAATGAAATATGATGATTTTTTAAGAAAGCTGGCTTAATGCCGGCTATTTTTGGCTTCCTTAATTTGTAAACATATATTTAGACAAATAAAAAAAACATATGAAAAAAGGAACATCAACGTACACACTTAAATGCAGTTACTACAAAAAACAATTCAATACAATGCAAGAATTGTTAGATGATATTATTTCATCAGGAATGGATCCAAATTATTATATTTACAGGAATGGTAAAAGTATAAAAACAAAAGCAATAATGTTTATTTTACCTTAGGCTTCCAAGATTCAGCAACATATATTTAAACAAATAAAAACACACAGATATGAAAAAACTAGAACGTAAAAAACTGATCGAAGATTTACACATCATCGACAATCGCCTAAAATTCAAAAACCTATTATGGGATGATGAGATTAAGAGCGCCTTTAATATTTCAGGCAGTTTCGATTTTATTAATTTAGTAAGTACTAGTCCTAAAACCTCAACTGAGTTAGTGGAGAGATTTAAGCTGATTAAATAGGCTTACAGGATACACTAACATATATTTACATCAATTATAAAAACATAAAACATATGAAAATCAAAGACATGATTAAATTATTAGAAACAATGGATCCAGAAATGACCATATTAGGAGAATATGATATGGATGATTTCATGACAAAAGTTATGTGGGACGATTTTTTCGAAGGTGATTTTGATGAAGATGATGATGAGTAGGTTAGGATTACAGGATACACTAACATATATTTAAATAAATAAAAACAAACACATATGAAAGTTAAAGACATGATTAAATTATTGGAAACAATGAATCCTGAAATGATTGTATTAGGAGAATATGATATGGATGGAGATGATTTCATGACAAAAGTTATGATTAGTGGAATTAGAGAAGATAATGGAATGGATGATTGTGGAAATAGTGATGATGAAGAAACAATGTATTGTATTATTAGATTAGATACTGAAGGTGATTTTGATGAAGATGATGTCGTCTGGCGGGTGAAACAAAAAATCGATTCGTAGGTTAGGATTACAGGGTACGGTTACATATATTTACTAAGTAAGAAAGATAAATAAACCTAAAACTATAAAAATGACAATATTAGATATGTTATCAGAAATGAATTCTTATGTACCATGTACTAGATATTTTAAATCAGCAGCCAACACAAAAATGACTGCTGTTAAAACAAAAAGGTTAAAGGAATTGGTAAAAGAATGGACTAATGGAAGATATGATGAGGATCCAGAAATATTAGTACAAGAATTAGTTCATTTAATTGATTAGGCTGATATAATAACATTACATATATTTAGAAAATAAGTTAAATAATTAAAAAAACAAAAAAAGGTTATGAAAAACACAACAGAAAAACAAATTGGGAGACCAAGCAATCCAAACAGTGCTAGACAAATGAAAATTCAAGAACGTTTGGAAAAGAAAGAAGCCGGATTATTGAAACGTGGCAGACCTGTAATTGAGGGATCCAAACGCCAAGAAGTAATGCAAAAACGAAGTGAGAAAGTTAGTAACGGAATTGAGCTTAGAAAGGGAAGACCGGTTAATGTGAATTCAAAACGCCAAATTGAGTTAGCCAAGAAGAGTAATTCAGATGTAGTTGAATTAGAAAGAGGTTAATTAAGTGAGTAAGGGGTGGGCCAAGTTAGGCTCACCCTATTTTTAAACATATATTTACTTCAAATAAAAAGACATATGAAAAATAAAACATTATTTATTAAATTATTCCTATTACTTACTGTTCCTTTCTTGGCATCATGCCAAAAGGAAGACAATCTTCAGATCAAGGATCTTGAGGTTGTAGAAAGTTATCCTCAAATAGTTTATTTTAAGGCAAGTATGCCTGATGGTTCATTAAGGACATTTTATGCTACTGAACCTAATAAGGTAAAGGATTTAGTTAGTGGTATTCCACCGTCAAATGAGACAGGTAAAGTATTATATTATGATGGATTTGATATTCATCTTACTGTCTTTTATAGTTTTATAACAAAGGATGTATGTGGTCTATCCGGGTCTATTGATGGCCATACGTTTATTTATAATATGGGAACTGAGACAATTAACATTTGTGGTGGGCCACAGAATGTTCCTGTTACAATTACTTTACAATTTAATGAAGACCCCTCCTAAATCCCTCACCATATATTTAAATTATAAAATTATAACACTATGAAGACACTTATCATTCACCCCGACGATCGATCGACAGATTTCCTTCGCCCCATCTACAGCGGTATAAAAGGCGCTACGGTGCTAACAAAAAATGTTTCCAAGTACCGCCTAGAGAAAGAGATTAAATCACACGACCAGATTCTGATGTTAGGACATGGTTCGCCTTACGGTTTATTAAATTACTCAGGAATAGGAGATGGACTGTATGCAGTAGGTGAAAAACAAATTCCGCTCTTGAGGAACAAGCACTGTATTTTTATTTGGTGTAATGCAGATCAATTTGTCAAACGCTACAGATTAAAAGGTCTATACACTGGAATGTTTATTAGTGAGGTAGGTGAATCTATTTTCTGTAATGTACCTGCGGATCAAGGTACAGTGGATACTTCAAACTCTAGGTTCGCCAATATCTTAGGAGGTGTGATGTCAGACGATTCGCCAGACTATAAAATGATCTTTGAGCACGTAAAGACCTCCTACGAGGAACTTGCCCTAGAAAATAAGATCGCCAACTACAATAACCAGCGTTGGTACTTTGAGCCCGAGGTAGTACCTACACTGTGCTCGAAAATTAAAAGCGTGGCGCAGAAAATATTTTTCCTAGCGGTACTGGTTTCCAGTTTGAGCTCTTGCTCACCGTATGTTTATGAGGTCACTTACTACCAGGAGTTAGAAAACACAGGCGTACTAGCAACTACAGATTACATATATGTGTCTAAAAAGGATACTGTATGTTGGGAATGGTATAAGGAAACATCTACGTTTAAGGAAATGATGCCTAAATCAGATTCGATCACTATCACATATTGGGGTACTCGTAGAGAGTGGAAGGCACCAAATAAATAGGATTACAGGATACATTAACATATATTTAAACATAATTTAAAAAACACAAACACATGAAAAATTTAATTATTATTTTAATTGCAGTTGTAGCTTTAAGCTCCTGCTCATCATCAAAAAGGGTAAATGTAAGAACCCAACATTCATTAGAATCATGTTATACAAAATAAAAACATGAAAAGTAGGGGTGGGTCAAGTTAGGCCTACCCCATTTTTAAACATACGTTTACTTTAAATAAAAAACATATGAATAACACAATCACTAGAGTAATCGAAGAATTAATCAACGACATTATATTCCTATACCCAGAAACGTCTTACGAGACGGCCGAGGTAGCAGCAGCAACCATGATACGGTACCCAGGCCTGTTAATCGAACTAGCGGCGATGGTAAAAGATAAACACACTTTAGTAACAGTTGTGTTTTAGTTATGATTACGAAATTCTATAACATATATTTAATAAAATTAAAAAATATAAAAAATGATAGAAAAATTCAAATTTAAAAAGGGAATTGTAGGATTTAAATTTAGTCAAGTTTACGGTAACATTTTAAAAATCTATGATGATAAAGTGTCAGTAGAGAAATTAAAAATAGTAAATGAATTTTTAGATGACGACATCATCATTACTGTTGAAGATAACATAAATGAATTGTTTGAGTTTAATAATGGTTTAGAAAACGATTTAGATGGATTTAAAGAAGTGTTTGAAGTATGTTAAAATAATGGGGTGGGCCAATTAGGCTTACCCCATTTTTAAACATATATTTAAATAAATAAAAAAAACATATGAAAACACTTAAAACAATTTTAGCAGTATTATTATTATTAGAAGCGATTTGTTCATTCGCTTGTCTGTTTAATGAGAACAATACTGAAGACATGATTTGGTTTTTGTTAGCAACGTTTAACATGTCTATGATTTTATCATTTCTGTTAATTAAAAGTGAGTATAAGTTTTAGGTAAACTGACTACAAATTTAAAAATATAAACACATGCATAAATATCACTACACATTAGCTTATGCAATCGAGTGCTTAGAGAAAGCGCTTAAGAAATCAATCGTGTTCATTGAATACGAAGACGGATCAGGTAAAACATTTAACTATCGCCTGGCGGGTGAAACAAAAAATCGATTCGTTAGGTTTACTTAGTTCATTATCATATATTTAAACATAATTTAAAAAACAGATACACATGAACAACTTAAACTTAACTGAATTAGAAACAAAAACGCTAACAGCGTTTATTGATGGATTGTATGCTGAACCTGGTTTCAGTGATGTGGATGCTAATGATTTAAGTCATTGGACGAAAATTGATATTAAGTCAATCAGGGGAGTACTAGCATCATTAGTTAAAAAAGATATCATCAGTATTTACGACAACGGAGCTGGTTATCAGATAATTTATTTAAATAATTCGTTTTATCATTTACACCCAAGATGGAAATGAGCAAGAAAAAAGAAGTATCAACAGTAACAGCAGTAGTAAATGTAGAGACGAATGTAGCAAAAGCATTAGGCCGTCCATCAAATCCTGATAGTGCTAGACAAAAGAAAATCACCGACCGGGAAACAAAACGTGCGGCAGGAGAATTAAAACGTGGTCGACCATCGGTTGCAGGATCGAAACGCCAAGCAACATTAACAGCACGTGCTGAAAAAGTAGCAAACGGAGGTACGTTAAGTAAAGGTCGTCCGGTGAATGTAAACAGTAAACGCCAACAGGCACTAGCGGTGAAAGCGGAAATCGTAAACGCGTAATTTAAAGTATGTGTGATAGAGGATAGGGCCGTAAGGCCTACCTCTGTACTCCTGGGCGTGTACGTACGCATATATGTACCTGTGATATAGGACCACGCGCGTTATTATCCATGTAGTGGTACGTATTATGTGAAAAAAGGGCAGTATTAATTCACAGATCGTATACAATCTTTACGGGCCGATGCATATATACTTATATAACACACCTCCATTTAACCCATTTCATCAAAATCACACTTTAAAACTTTTATAAATTCTTTACCATCGACAAAGTATATACATATATTTGGCTACCTTAATTTCATTTTGTATATTTAATAAAAAATAAAAATATGAAAAAACTATTACTACTATTACTTCTTATTACCAGCAACATCTTTGCTCAAGATTTAACTAAACTAAAAGACTTCAGTACATGGAGTATTACACCATCATTTTCCACATCACATGGAAACATGGATGTTAACAATCTAGTACCAATCAATACCTTTAATCCAGGTTTTGATGTAAACATTAGAAAACAATTATCACATTTTACTAGTATTCAGGCATCATATACTAATACTACTTTACAAACTCAAGATAATAAATTAAAATATACATCAGATATTAATCAATTAGATGCCCGTTTATGTTTTAATTTAACTAATGGTTTTATTATTGATAATTGGAAACGTACCCAACTATATGGATATATAGGTTATGGTATTCTTTGGTACAATGCTACTCGTGATAATTTAGATCCTTATAAAGGTACTACCCGAGTTATCCCTATAGGTGTAGGTGTTAAATATAATGTTAATAATCATTTATCTGTTGTTTTAGATGTTAATTATAACCAGTCTAATACTGATAGATTAGATGCTTATATAAATTCTTTAACAGCTAAAGACGGTTATTCTAAAACGTCATTAGGTATTACTTATACATTTGGTAAGAAAAAGGTCCTTGAATGGAGTAATCCATACCCGTATTTAGCTACCTCTGTTCATTCACGTGATACAATTATAGTAGTTAATTATGATACAATTTATGAGGTAACTTATGATAATGCAAAACCTGAAATTAAAGGTCCTGAGTCTATAGTAATTTACTATGAGTCAGGTAAATGGGATTTAGATGAATCTTATTTAAATAATATAGATAGTTTAATAACAAGAGCTCAATTTGAAGATAAAGATATCTATATTGAATCATATACTGATACAGTAGGTTCTAATAAACGTAATTTAGAAATAGTACTTAAACGTGCAGGAATTATATTCCAATATATTAGAGATTTTTATCCTTCAGAAAGAATAAAAGCTAAAATGCATGATGAATCATATGCTATAGAGACAGATAATGCTCTTAATCGTAAATCAATTATTAAAATAATTAAATAAACTTATTTATGTCAAAAAACAGCCCAAAACAAAACTTCGAATGTCTTAAAGAATGGTTAAATTTTATGAAATTTAAACCTAAACCAAAACCTTTAAAAAACGCTCACAATTCTGTTGGTGATTTTATAAAATATGGAAAAACGCTTTAAGCCGCTTAAACAAATCTCTTTAGAGGAGGCAGAAGGATATGTCTCTGTAGAGGAGGATCTTAATAACAACTTTATATGTTATTATACCATAAAATCCTTTAATGATGATGATTGGGATAATATAACATATTATACTGCTCGTTCTAAAAAATCTATACCTGATGTTGGTGAAGGTAAAGAAATAATTTATATTATGTCTAATATTTCTATTCCTGGTTTACTTAAAATAGGTTACACAGGTAAACTGCCTGAGAAACGTAGGATAGAATTATCTAAAGCAACAGGTGTTCCTACCCCATTTAAACTTGAGTATATATTTAGGTTACATGGACGTGGAGAGGAACTAGAAAGGGAGATTCATCGTTATCTAGAACATAAACGTAATTCATCACGTCGTGAATTCTTTGATGTGTCTATAAATGAAGCTATAGCTGCTATAAAAAAAATTAGTAAAAATTATATTTAGTTTGGAATCTAGAATATTTATCATATATTATTAACCAATTTAAAAATCATTAAAAAACAAAAAATGAAAAACCTATTTATTTTAGCTGCAGTTGCTATGCTATTAGCATCTTGTTCATCAACCTCAACTGAGGCACCAACTTGTACTAGTATTACAACAGTAGATACACCAAGTGTTGATTCTACAGCTGTTGATTCTATTACTAAGTAATAACTAGAGATTGCCTCATATTTATTTATATGGGGCAATTTCTTTACTTATATGAACTTGAATAAAATATTTGACTTATTTGATAAGGAATATAATGCTAATGATGAATCATCATTATTAATTGATTTTTCTGAACATCCCCTTTTTTGGATAGGTGGTTTTAATAAATTAATTAGCAACCATTTATTTTTTAAACAATACACTGTTAAGACTTTTAAAAACATATCTCCGGATATCAATATTGAGGAATTAGAAAAAGCGGGAGAGGAGTTAATGTTTAGAAAAGCATGGGATTATATTAAATATATTAATTTAGATAAAATATTTCATGTGGAGTGCCTTAAACTTAAGGCTGATAAGCAATTTATTGATAATATACAAACATCTATTTTATTTTTCGAAGCGCTTGAAGAGTATGAAAAATGCGCACTGTTAAAAGGAATTCAAGATAAGGTAAAGAAATTTTTAGATTAGTTTGGCTTCCTAAATATTATCACGTATATTTTAACTACGGGTTTTAAGGAAGAGAATATGAAAGAAACGGATGACGCGTAAACGGGTATAATAAATAAACTATAAATAAAATATATGAGAAATAGAGAAGCAACATTACGTAAACTCGACAGTGTCGAGTCTAATTTAAACAGAATGACACTTACATTAAATCAGGGAGACCGTGATGCATGTTATGAAGTTATTGAAGCACTTCGTGAACAAGTAGAACAACTTAAAATGTATATTGAATCAGAACCTATTGCAAATAGTGAATTAAATCGTTTATCTTAATAAATTAATCAGTTATGAAATTATCAGCAGAACAAATTCAAGAAAATTGGATCGAATTTATGTCCTACATTGAGACATATATTTCAGAACCACGTAAAACCGCTTTAAGAAACTTTTATGAGAAATATGCAGAACGTATAATGCTTATGCCTGCATCACATAAAAAAGAATATCATAACGCTTTTCCCGGAGGATATATTGAACACGTTAACCGTGTTATTCAAGCTGCCTTAAAAATTAACTCAGTATGGGAAGATTTTGGAGTAAATAAAAATTATACTATTGAAGAATTAGTATTCTCAGCTATGAATCATGATTTAGGTAAAATGGGAGATGAAGAAAATGAATCTTATATTCCACAAACGGATCAATGGCGTAAAGATAAATTAGGAGAAGATTATACATTCAATACTAAACTTGAATTTATGACTGTTCCAGATCGTGGTTTATATCTACTTCATCAACATGGAGTAGATTATACTAAAAATGAATGGTTAACAATTAAATTACATGATGGATTATATGATGAGTCAAATAAACCATATCTTATGTCTTGGGCACCAGAAACTAAAATACGAACTTCATTAGTACATATTGTTCATCAGGCAGATTTTTTAGCGGCTAAAATAGAATTTGAAAGAGAATGGATGCCTAAACTAACAGGTAATTTGGTTACCCAAAAAAAGGATAGTACATTAGAAGATAAATCTTATAAAAAACCAACAATTAAAACTAAAGCACTTAATAATATTAAGAGTGAAGGTTTAAAAAATGCAATGAATGATTTTTTTAAAGATTAATAAATAATAAATTTAAAAATAAAGGTTGTAAGTTCACGCTTACAGCCTTTTAATATTTAAACCTATGATGGCAATTATATCAATACTTTCTACTCTTGTAGTAATATTAATTTTTATTAATTATAACTTATTACGAAAGAATGAAAAATGTGAAGACATTATTAAATCTTACGAAAACTATATGATTAATTTATCTAACACAATTACATTCTCAGAACAAAAAATTAAAGAGATAGATAGTAAAGGAACATTTACTAGTGATGATGAAGTAGGATACTTTTTTCAACAATTAAAATATCTCCAGGAACAATTAAATAATTTTAAAGTAAAATAAATATGAGTAAAAATTATTTTCTTCAAGAAACAGAAGATGCTATTATAGCATATAATAAAAATATAAACTTTGAAGAAAAAAGTAGAATATATAATGAAAAAATCCATTATGCTTTTTTTAAATTAACACAGAATATAATCCATACGTTTAAATTTTATCATACTGAAGTTGAAAATATTGAAGATTTACAACATGAAATTATTATATTTTTATTAGGTAAAATCCATTTATATGGCCAGGCTAAAAATATTCAAGAACGTTTAGAAAAAGTTATTACTAAAGAATTTAAAGAAGAATATCACGGTGATTTTGAAAAATATGTAAATTACGCAGATAAAGTAACACAACAACAAATAAATGACTTTATTTTAACTTTAAAAGTATCTAATGAATGTTTAGAAAAAATTAAAAAATTTATTCCACCAAAAGCATTTTCATATTTTGGAACTATAGTAAAACGTTGGCTAATCCTATATAATGATAAAAATTATAAAAAACGTATCCAGTCAATATCTGTAGCTACATTAGAAGAAGATAATAATCATTCATACGTAATTGAAGAAAATAATTCACTTAGTGATAAATTAGGTCATAATGATAAAATATCATTCTTTACAGACTTATATATAGATTATTGTACTACAAATATTTATACTCTTTTTCCTAAAGAAGGTGATGCTAAAATAGCTGATGCTATACTTGAATTATTTAGGAAACGTGATAGTTTAGATGTATTTAATAAAAAAGCATTATACATATATATAAGAGAAATGGTAGATGCTAAAACACCTAAAATAACTAAAATAGCAGATCAATTACATAATATATATAAAAAAGGTTATATTTTTTATTTAGAAAATGGATATATAAAATTTCAATGAATCTAGTATTTATAATAAATAAATATACATACAATT